ATTGTTGATCTCCATATCTTCCAAACAATGCATTACCATATATTTCTATCATCATAGTAACAAAACCTAAGAACTGTAAAGGAACACCACCTACTAATCTCATAGCTCTAGCTCTATTGTATGGATCTAAATTAAACTGTGTTGAATTAGAGACAGTAGTACCTGCTGCTTTTAATTCTTCTAGAGATCCTTGCCTTACTTCACTTAATCTTTCTTGTCCGGGTATACCATCAGCAAAAGTTATAAGTTCTTGAGTACCAAATTTTTTAGCTAATCTTATACCAGCAAGAGAAGCAGTCATTCTGTTAATCATCTCTCCACCAGCATACATACTTGTTAAGAATCTAGATAATTGTCCTGTTCTTTTAGTTATAATATTTGCAGCCTCAGTAGGAATACTATCACCAATAACTTTTTCTTTCATAAAGGTAGATGTTACATCAGCATTGTTTGCAATAGCTTCTGTATTCATTTTACCAAATGTACCTTCTGCCATTTGCATAGACATAATAGTATATTCTTCTTCAGTAACAAATTTTTTCCATTTAGAATATAATTCATTTCCTCTAACTTCACTCGGAGTCCATTCACTTCTTGGTTTTCCTTTTTCTGGTAAAGGTGGAATCATAAACTCTTGAGGATTCCATATAATATTTTTTATCATTCTACCTGCATCTGAAAAAGATTTAAGAACTGTTCCTCTTCCTTTTAATCCATATGCACCATAAAGAAAAGAAGCTGTTACAAAATTTTGAGATAAGTTAACCATTAAAGAAGATATATTACCACCAAGAAATCCATTGAAGGCTACAGTTTTAAAGAAAGACATAGCAGAAGTTGGAGAGAAAACAAATTTAGCAGCAGCTTTACCAGTATCAGCTAAAGATTCTCCACCGAGTATACCAAAGGCAGGTCTTTCATCTGTTAGTTCTTTACGTTTTTCTAAAACTCTAAGCTCATCTCTTATATCAGACTCAGTATTTAAACGAGCTACTAATCTTCCAGCTTTTACTGTATATAAACCCATAGCTTCACCAACATATACCTCCATATTTTCTGGAGTTATATATCCAGCAATACCTCTACTGTAAGTAGTATGTCTTTGAAAACTTCTCATTTTTAAATTGGTATTATAAGCTTTAATATTATTACGAAGTCTATCTTCAAATTCTTTTCTACCTGCTTCATCCATATTATTAAGTAATCTATCTTGTTCTAATATTAATCTTTCTATACTTTCTAATCCAACATCTATTTGATCTGCATCTGTTCCTTCTGAATGACCTTTATATATTAATTCTACATCTTCATCAAATTCTAATTGACCAGTATTTGTATTTACTTTTTGATAATCATTTTTCCAATTAGGCATATGTTTATCTACATATTTTTTAGCAGATCTTTTAAAATTATTTTTATAAAGCACTCTACTATATGCAGGAACTACTACCTCTCTTCTAAATACTGTTTCATATTCTGGTTCACCTTTTTTATTTACTACTACTTCACCGGTTTGTGGATCTCGTATTTTTTTACGGATGCTGATATACCCATCTCCTTCACGAACACTTGGAAAGTATCCACTCTTTTGTTTTGCTTCCATATCTTCTATCATATTAGCAAGACCTTCATACTCTTCTTTTAAATCTAATTGAGCTACACTTTCAGTTTGAGATGAAAGTAATTCTGCTCTTTGTCTTACTACTCCTGCCATAGTTGTAGGTAAAGGTTCTTGATTAACATCAGCATTATTATTTTTAGCATTCTGTTCTATATTTATTTCTACTTCTTTTTGTAATGTTTCAAATAAATTAGGATCACTAACTCCTAGTCTTTCTATTCTACCCCAACCATTTATAATAGCTCTTGTATAATTGTTCCATAAAAAATCTAAAGATTGATAAATTGCTTTAACAGAATTAGCAGTTGCCACATCATTTATTACTATAGTATCACCTACTTCAAGTCCATACATTTTTTCATTAAAAGATTTACCACCTTGAGATTTATCTAAAGCATCTTGAAAATACTCTTTGGTATATCTTTCTGGAGCAGCTTCTACTCTATCAATTATTTCTTGAGTATCAGTTAATATTTCACCATTAGGCAATTCGTCAGTAGGTGCACTTCTTACTTTTCCATAGTCTCTATAAGAAAATATATTTGGAATACTTAAAGTTAAACTACCATCAGGATTATATGTAGGTGCTACCCCTATTGTTTTAGCAGCTTGTATTAACTTATCCGCTTGTCTTCTTTGTGTGCTATTTAATCCTGCATATGCTGAAGCCATAACCATAGATTTATTAACAATACCTCTAAATGTTTCATCATATTTTCTAAGTAATTTATGAAGAGGTCTATAAGCAGAAAATTTATCTGCTAAATATTGTTGACTATTAAACCACTTAGGATATAAACTAATATTAGCAAGTCCACCCTCAAGTTTTTCTTTAGATGTGACAAGTTCTTGAGGCCCATCTTTTTCATTATATTCAGCAAAAATTTTAGATTGACTTCTATTAGCTTTAGGATTAATTCCACCAGTACCATCTACTGTAGCAGCTTTTTCAGCATTCTCTAGTATGTCGGTATCTTGTTTTATATTCTTTTTTTCTGGTTTAGTTAATATTTTTTTTATTTCATCTCTAGTAGGATACCTTCCAAAAGCTGAAGAAGTAGGAACATCTCGATTTATAAAATCATCTAGTTGTTTAACTAATTCTTGCTTTGTTTCAAGTTCTTCTCCAAGTGATATGATTTCTTGGTCAACTATTTTAACAGCATCTTTTTCTTTTAATAATCTATAATTTTTTCTAGCTTCTTTTTTAGATATTATTCTATCATTTATATCTAATATCTCTCCATTATATAAAGTAATATCATCTAGCATTTCTTGAGGAGAAGAATAAGCTCTATCTTTTCTATTTCTAATACCACTATTTAATGAGTCTATTTTAAACTGTAGTTGTAAACTTACTCCTACTGGGTAAGGAAGATTAGATAATTTATCTTGTGCTCTTCTTCCCGGAAATTCTACATCAACAAAATCAATTATACTCTCTCTTATACCAGCTAATTGTTGTTCATCAGTTTGTGGTTGGATACTAAATTTTTTATCATTACGTAAAGTTTTAATTCTATTTTTATTTCCTTTACCTCTTACTGTCCAACGAGATGCTTGTACATTTTGTAACGGACCTACATCTCTAGCCTCACTAACTTGCATTGTTTTTGGTTGTCCTCTTGGCAAGTCCTTCAGCTCTATTTCATATCCCATTCTTGATTCAAAGTCTCTTTTACTTTCTCTAGGTTGTATAGCATATATATTTTTCTTCTGTTCATGTTGCTCTAGAATCCAATCTCGTATTTGATTTTTACTATGCCTATCTGCATATTCTATAGGAGAAACTTTTAGATAAGGACCATCCGAATTACTTTCTTTTATATATAAAACATTTCTTGTTTTTTCAGGTGTACCAAAGTCAGTAATACTTCCATAGCTATCTGTTTTCTGATTTTTTATTTTTCTAGTTTGTGCTTCAGCTGAGGTTAATGAGTTTCCTCCCATTTCTCTTAGGTCATTATTATACGGTTGTGCCTTAATCTTATAATCAAATCCTTGATAAGAATTTTTAGCTACAAATTCTGGAAAAAAACCTTCTTGTGTTATATTAGAAAATACAAGTTTACTTTTTATTGGCTTACCTTCTTCTTTTCTATTTCTAACTTCTTTAGTTGCAATAAATTCTTTATCACCTACTCTAAAATTATAAGTATCTTTATTACCTTTAGTTTTCTTTTCACTTTGTAATGCTTTTAAGTCTTGTCCTTGTACAGCTTTAAGATCTTTATTGTTTAAACTTTTATCAGTATATTTCCACTTAACTCCTTTTCTTTCTATAAATCCTTTATCTATTAAAGAAGTAAAAATAGATGATGCTGTTTGACTATCTTCAGGATCACTTAATCCAAATCTTTCTCTGAAAGAATCATATGTTTGTAATTTATTTTCTTTATTATTATAATTAAAATCAGAAGTTACTACTGCTTTCATATATTCTACAGGTTTTTTATTAACTTGATTACTTAAATTTTTTAAATCTTCTTCTTGAATACGAACTGACTCTTGAGCAATTGCTTGATCATCAGGCTCATCTGGACGTTGACCTTCTTCTGTTACTGTAGATACATCTTTTAAAGATGCGTCTATTGCTGCTTGTTGTTGAGTTACTAAAGGATTATATGGAGACATAAATAATTCACCTAAATCTGCATCTAATCCTAAAATTATATTATCTTCTGGATCTCTTAATATTTTTATATCTCTAGCAGGATCATAATTTCTACCTGTAGCTGCTCCAGTAACTCCACCAAAACCAGCACCAGCAATAACACCCATCACAGTAGCTTCTAATAATCTTTCAGCTCTATTCATTACTTCTTTATCAGTAACTGCTTCACCTATTTCAATAGCAGTAAGCTCTTGTAATCTTTCTGTCAAACCTTCTGAACCTGCACCTAATGTACCAATAGCTAAAGCTTTTCCTTTTCTTCCTCTAGGAAATTTTAAACGTGCAGCTTTAGTAAGAGCTCTAGTAGCTGTACCTATAGAACCTTTAGCTATAGATTCTGTTACTCCATTATTAATTAAACCTTTTAAGATAGTATCTTTTGGAATACCTTTTTTTAAACTGGCTAGAACAGGAACTGATAAAGCAGCTACATCAAGAGCACCAATAACAGCACCACCACCCAAAGCTGCCCAAGGATTTTCTGCATTAGGATCTAATTCTTTTATTGTAGATTGAACTTCACCTGTTCCTAAAACAGCAGAAGGTAAGAATGCACCAATACCAGCACCAATAGCAGCACCAAGAGGAACACCTACTACTTTTAATGGAACGAGAGGACCTGTAAGAACATTAGCAATACCAGCACCAGCTTTAGCTCCAGCAAAACCACCTCCAAGAGACAAGCCCATGGATGGTAATACTTCACCTAAACTTTGTTGTATGTAATCTACCCATGATTGTTTACCAACCACTATATTATTTACATCTTTTAATGCAAGACGAGGATCAACTTTTTCTCTGGCAGCTAACTGTTCTTCATTCTTTTGTACTACCTTTTCACCATAAGCTTCTAAACCTTCTAATCCACTAGCTTCACCAACTGCATCAAGAAAGCTACCAAAACTTGCTTGTACATTATCAATACCTCTGGGAATACTTTTAAAGAATTTACCTGTACCTTTAGGTGCTTCTGCTACTTCTTCTACTACCTCTTCTTTATTAGAAGAAGCCATATATCTACCAATAGCTCTATTCATTTCTGCGAGAGTAGCATTCTCAGGAAAGGAAACTTCTAAACCATTGGGAAGAACAACTGTTTTACTCATAGTAACTCCTATTTAGGTACTGCTATAAGTTTACCATCCTTTGGAATAAAATCAAAGCTTCTTTCTGGAGTACCTCCTTTTGCTAACTTAACAGGACCACCTTCTTTTTGAGCTGGTGCAGGAGCTATAGGCATCTCAGTTATATAAGGATTTAATACAGTATTAATATCTATTTCAAGACCTTCACGTAAAGAAGTATCATCTATTAATTCTACAGCTTTCCTAAGTTGTTCTTTTTTATCTGGATCAATCTCATTTTTCATTGCATCTAAAAATGCAATTTTAAGTTGATCTCTTGATAAGTCTTTGGTAATACCAGCAAGAATTTTTGCTTCTTCTAATGCAGCAGATCTTAATGCAGCAGCTCTAGCTATGACAGCTTCGTCTGCAGCTATACCACCTTCTATTGCTTCACCAGCTGTTTCAAGTCCACCTAAAAGAGCACTACTTATATTAGGAGCTTCTGCAATAGACCGAGCATTTTTTAATAGAGGACCAAATATTGCCATTCTTCTTCTTCTATCATCAAGGGTATCTTTCTTTTCTCTTTGTTCTTCAACTTCATCTCTTTGATTCATAGCTTCAGTCATTGTTGCTATTTCCTCATCACCTTCTAGTGTAGGAAAATCTTGATATTTTTCTCTTCTCTCTCTATCTAAATCTCTTAGATAATCTTCTTCTGCATATATACCTTTATATTCTTTTTGTAATCTAGAAGAAATAGGACCATATTTAAAAGCAAAAGAATCTCTAAGTCTTTGTATTTCTTTTTCATTTTCTTGTTTATCAAAACCACTTATATCTGTTCTATTAAGTTTTGTTAAATTATTTATAGTCTCTATTATATTTCTTCTGTCTATTGTTGCATCACTAGGTTTAAATAAATTTGCAAAAAATCCATCACCATTAGCATAATTAGTCTTACCCATTCTTACTCTGTTACTAGGAGCATAACGACTAGCTAAACCACCTTGTTGTAATTTTTTTACTTGACCACCACTTGCACCAAAGAGACCAGCCATACCAGCAATACCAGTAAGACCTGCACCAGCACCCAGTAATTGACTAGACAATGGAGCAACAGCACTATAAGCTGTTTGATTAGTAGTTTGATTTGCAGGTAATGGAAACCCTCTAAGAATAGAAGAGTATTCATTAAGAGTTTGCATTGGAAAATTATATTCATCTTGGAACTGTTTAAATCCTAAATCAAGAGCACGTTGTTGTTGTGTCTGATCAGCAGCACCAACACCAGCCAGAGCTCCAAGTTCTTTAAGTCTTTGTCCCGGAACTTGTGTTGCCATTTGTCCAAACATACCAGCACCTTGTAATCCACGAGCATCAGCTTGAGACATAGCTTGTTGAGCCTGATTAAATGCTTGCATTAATCCTCTTGATTGTATATCATCAGCTCGCATTCCTTGATTACGCATTTGTTCTGCTTCAAGTATAGCTTGTCTTGAACCACCAAATCCACCAGCACCTACAGCACCAGCACCTATTCTTTGACGTTCTTGTGTCCCTTGTCTATCCAGTTCTCTTAGTTGTGTATCAATTACATTTTGTACAAAAGGATTCATATACTGTGCAGTTCTAGCAGCACTTGGTCCTTGAGTAGATCTATCAATTAAAGTTTCTTGTGCTTCAAAGAATGGAGTACTTGCACCTTGAACATTACGAATACCTGTAAAAGCATCTTGTTGATCTTGATTAAAACCAGCAATACGTGGACCAGTATAAGGTTGATAACCTTGAGATGATCTTTGTTCTTCAATACCTTTAGCTTTACCAAATATATCCTTGATAAATGGTTTTAACTCTGTAGGATATTCTGATGTAGTTGTCTGTGTTGTATGTGCCGGTTGGCTTGGTGGACTACCCTTACCCATGTTGTTTCTCCACTATTGTAAACTTTTTTATCCATCCTAGTTTTGTAACTTTTCTTTCCCAACCTGCTCTTCCACAAGCTTCAAGAAAATCACATCCAGATTCTTTACTAAATTTAACTAATGTCTTATCCAATTCTTTTATCCAATCATCTAAATTATCACCTGAAATAAAATTAATTAATAACACAGTCTTCCTAGGATATTTCATAAACTCTGTTATAGCTATTGCTTCTATTTCTTCATCATCTTTATAAATAATCCAAAGATGATAATGATTAATAATTAAACTATGTAATACATCTACAGTTAACATTCTTCCGTAGGTGTAAGGTATTACTTTATCAACTAATGGTTCTATTCTATCCCATACTTTTGTTATCTCATTAGTAGGAACTAAACTTACTTCATACATTTATTATCCTAGGAGACCTCCTAGTCCTTCTGTCTCCCTAGGTTGTTGTGCTCTACCATACTTCTCTTGTCTTATATTTGCTATTGCTCCGTCTATCTTATCTGCTCCTGCATCACTTGAACCATTACCAACCATTGCTACTACATCAGCAGGTATTACATATTCATCTCTTGCAAGTAATGCTGGTTGTTGTCCCTCTATATTAAAAGGAATATCATCCGACATGCCATCTCCTTGTCCTTTTACTCTTCCTTCAAAAGCTGGCATACTTGGTTGTTTTTTAGTAGCTATCTCTTTTAACCCTTCTACAATTTCTCCACCCTTTGCTAATCTTTCTTGTGCTTGTTGATTAGCTACTTCAATCAATGGTGCAATTGCTGGAATGATAGAAGAGTTTGCTGTACCTGCTCCTGTCATACCACCATGATTCATTTGTTGTGGAGGATTAGCACCAATAGAAGCTAACACATCATATGATTTTGGAGTTTGACTCATTGATCCTCCTAACATTGCTAATACTTCAGGGTTATTAAGCATTTCACTAAAGGCTCCTGAACCTTTACCACCTTGACTTGATCCTCTTGGTCCCATTTGAGGAGTAGCAACACCACCTTCTGCCATTTTCAATGGTGGATTAGGATTTTGTATTTGTAAAGCAGGATTACCCATTATACTTTGAAACTGTGTAAGTCCTCCTTGATTCATCTCTTCAACTTGTCCACCCTCTTGACCATAAGCTTGATTAAAATAATTAAACCCATAAGGAGCTGTACCACCAGATATAAAGTTACTTGCTATCTGTTGTTGATTAAATGGTCCCATTGTAGTTTGTGTGAATGGTGTTGAATATATATCTATCTCTTCTGTTTCCATACCCATAGGAATAGGACGAGGTCTAGTAGCATCAGCTCTCATCTGATCTACTAAAGCATTTCCAGCTGTTCCTGTTGCTGCTCTTCCAGCTAAAGGTAAATATATAGATGGATTTTTTAATGATTCTAAACCAGAAGCTTTTATAGTTGCATATAAATCTCTACCACTAGGAGCTAAATTAGATACAACTTCTGAAAAACTTCCTTGTAATCCTTGATTACCTGCAGCTATTGCTTGGTCAGCAATCATTTTTGCTGTTTGATCTGAACCTTGAGAAACTAAAGTTTGTGCTGCTTTTTCTTGAGCTGCTTTTGCTCCCCCAATAACTGCACTTGTTAATGCTTCGTCATGACCTTTACCTACTAATCTTTGACCACCATAACCTGCTGCAGCTGCTGCTGCCATCTGTGCTGGTATACTCATACCACCAGTAGCTATACCTGCACCAATACTTAATAATGCTGGTAAAGCTGCTTCAAGAAAACGTGAACGACCTTCAGGTAATCCTGTAGCTGGATTAATGGTCATGGTATTACCAGATAATTTATTAAGATTATTTACTTCATTAGGACTAAGATGAACAAGCATACTATCATTGTCTCTGCCCTTCATTGCCATTAGGTTAGCTAGTCCTGACATAGGTGCATCAGGCATTGCTGTTGTTGGATTTACCATAAGTCTTTGTACCACGTTTCTACTCCATTAGTTATAGACATTATATCCTGTAATGCCTGTGTTTGCAAAGGTTAGTTAAAATCTACCCATGCTTGTGTTACTGCTGTGCTAACATATCCTTTAAATTTACCTGTACTAGCACTATAAGCTACATCTCCTGCTCTAGGTCTACCAATACTTGTTATAGTTACCACACTATAAATATTAGTAGAAGGCTTATCGTTTTCTTCAGCATCCCTTGTTTCTAATTCATTAATTAAATTACCACTCCATGATCTTAGATCATTATAAGTGTCATTCATTTCTTTATTCTTAATATTATATGCTGTTGGTAAGTCTGGGTATCTAGCCATTATTGTTGTCCATCTGGTTTAATATCTAATCTTACAGCACCATATCTCCAATAGGTATTGTCTGTAAAACTAGAAACTTTTACTCTTGCTTGTCTTCCTCTTGCTCTTAAATGTACTTGTTGTGTACCAGAATTAATATTAAATGGTCCTTTCTCTATAAGATTTCCTGCAGGAAACTGTTTAGTAAATAAACTAAATTGTATGTTACCATCATTAATAGTAAAGTCTGGAATCATTCTATCAATAAACATTAACTCATGACCATCTTTAATATCAAAGTCAGCAGATTCTAAGTATGCACTAATAGGTTCTCCATCAGCACTATAGTAATCTTCTGGTTCATTATTATAAAGATAAGAGTCATTACTTGTAGTTATTGTATTATCATATACAACTCTATCTGCATATGTAGTCCATAATGATTCTCCATATACCCATGTATTATCACCATAGTTCCACATTACATAACGATTAGGTTCTTCTGAATCACTAGAAGGATATAACCATACTACTTCTTTAAACTCAGAATTAATTCCACCAAATATTTTACTTTGTTGTGAAGTATTAATATCATCATAGATATATCTTCTAACTGTACAATCAAGATTTCTCATTTGACCATCAAAGATAAAGAAGTTATTCTCACCCATCCATACCATACGACCATCAACATTAACAGCTGCATGTTGAGATACTAATCCACAAGCTGTACCTAATTGTCTAAAATTAAATATAAAAGGTGGACCAACAAACTGCATACCATATAAAGCATTATCAGTAAACACACCAATAAGATTTCTAGAACGAACAGCTCCAATAATTTGAGAACCATCTGTTAATATAGTTTCACCAGCAGTTGTAGTTATAGCTGGAGTCCAGTTGTTATAATCTTCTTGATCACTCCAACGAACTAATAAAGGATTATAAGTACCAGTACCAAATTCAGTTGAACCAAAAGAAATAAGATGTCTGTCATTAGGAGACACTAGTATTACATTGTTAACACTTGGTGATGCACTAATAAGATAAGCTCTTTCAGGGGTAACAGATACATCTGTATCATAATAATAAATACGTCCACCTCTACGTGCCATTACTACATCTTCACCCCATGTATCAAATGACCAATTAGTTGCAGGGAAAGTTATATTAGAAGTAGTAGCAGCTTCATTCCATGCTCTCATTCCTGTGGTAGAAACTCCTGCATTATATACACCAGCTCCATAACCTAGTCCTTGTATAGCATTAACATTACCAGTAGGTAAAAGGTATCCTACTTCTGCATTACCAATATCAGTAAAAGTTCCTGTTGCTGCAGTACTATTTACAAATTCATAATTATTAACACCTATTACAGAAACAAGACATACTTGATCTTTTAAAGTTATTCCTGCTGTAACTGTAGAACTAACAAAAGTAATCCAATCACCAGTATTTAAATTATGATTAGTAGAAGATACTGCTATTGTTACTTCACCAGTTACATAATCCATTACTGATACTAAATTAACTGTGCTTACTAAAGGAGTTACATCAATGTTTGTATCACCATCATATGAATATACTTTTTGTTCTGTACCAAACATAATATGTTTTGTAGTATCATTATCAGACCATGTAAGTAAATCTCTAGCTATACCATCAAAAGCTGTAGCTACTCTTTTATTATAGCCACGCATATTCTCTGGTCTACCTTCTCTGAAACGTACACGATTACCATCATACCATGAACCTTCTTCGGCATAACGTGTAGACTCTCTATGAAATCCCGGTCTAAAATCTAACTTTGCTGTGACTGAATCATATGCCATTAGTTATTCTTTGCTCCTAAAATTGTACCTTCAGTTATTGCATTAACTCTTGTCCATCCATTAATAGCTACACCTGCTGCTCCACCAGAACCAGCAGAACTATACATTCCAAATGGTGCACTACCACCATTAACTGCATTAACACCAGCACTTCCTAAAGAACCACCATTACCACCAGTTCCTCCAAAAGAACTATGAGTATTAATAGTACCAACTCCTGCTCCACCAGCAGTTAAAGTTCCGGGATTACCTGCAGGTCCAGATACATAAGCATTAGCTTGTCCGGGATTTATAGGGCCTCCTTCTCCATAACCAGCTCCACCTCCACCAGATCCTCCTTGGAAACTTCCAGCAAGAGCAAAGGCTTCACCACCGCCTCCACCGCCTCCGATGGTTCCGTTGTTAGTAAGATTCATAGTAACACCACTAATAATTTGTATAGCTGGTCCACCCGGTTGTCCATCACTATATCCGGGATCTGGATATGGAATAACTACAGAGAAAGAACCTATAGCACCTTTTCCACCTTTACCTACAATATAAGTTCCACTATCTAAGGTAAGATTAACTTGAGAGTTAGCAGGTAAACCAGTAGTTTCAAATGCATAAGTACTTATAGAACTACTTCTAATAATAGCTGCACTTGATAAAGTTAAATTAGCTATCACACTATCTGTTCCATTCCATCCTTGAGCAGTTGCTTCGGTAGCTGTACTAAAGTTATCTGTAGTTCCTGAAAAAGTTTTACTAAATTCAAAACCTTTGGTAAATCCTTTTACCCATGCACTACCATTCCAATAGTAAATATTTGATACAGATTCCCATGCACTTCCAGTATAGATACTAGCTTCGGAAACTTTCTTCCAAACTCCACCCTCTATTATGTAGAATGATGATGCCATTATGAGAACGCAGTAGTTTTATACCAAAGATCTCCTGTATATAATGTACCTAGAGAACCCGGATCAGTTGCACTTGTTGGTCCTGCTGTTGAAACCAATCGTTGACCTATTGCATTGCCTATCGCTGTACTCCCTGTGGTTGTAATCTTAGTAGATATAACAGCATTATCAATCAAAGCTGTAGTACTAACATATGCACTATCCATTCCTATTTGAGCTCTGGTTGTTGCTGTTGTTGCTTGTGTAATTAAATCAACACCTATATCAGATGCACTTACTGCAAATAAATTCTTAGCTCCAATACCTGTACCATTAGCTGCATGTACATTAGTACCATCACAAATAACAGATCCAATACCACCTTGTGCTATAGATGAACCAGCAGCAGCAACTGTTTTAATTGTTACAGTATATGCACCACTAGTATTATTATAAACCATATAATCTTTTTGAACTTGAGGAATAATAATAGCTACATTAGAAGTTAAAGTACCTGTTACTTCTAAAGTTTTAGTTCGAGATTGATCAGCTCCTCCATCTGATGTTGTTAATGTAAGATCTACACTACTTACGACAACAGTAGTATATCCTGCTACAGCAGAGTCAACTAAATCAATTACACTTTGATTAAGTTTTTGTCCCCATGTATTAGGATTCTCTCCATCTCCTTGTTTTTCTAGTCTTAATCGTGTTGTATATGTTGATGACATTAGAAGTTTCCTTTAATCCATACAGCAATAATTGCTGTTATAAGTGTACCACAAACTAGCCAAGCTAGTCTTTCCCATCTTTGTGTATTACGAGTTGTATCATCTCTTAATCCACGTAATTCTACTGTTGCTTCTGCCCACCTTAGCCCACATTCTTTTTCATGTTCTTCTATTTTTTTTAAAGCTTTAAGAGCTAATTCCATTGCAGTCTTATCAGTCATTGTACCATACCTTAGTGTTTATTCAAAATTACCTAGCTACTCCATATTTAAAGGGATCAGATCCCCAAGCTATATACACATATCTATTACCAGCAGTACCATTAACTGTACTCGCATCACCTCTAAGTTTGAATCCATTGCTAAGAAAGTCTATATCAGACGTTGTATCAGAAGTATTTCTCGCAGAATTATCGTCTAATACCATCCAATGAGAAGCTGCATTATAAGGATCATTTTTGTTATCATATGTTCTCCATTGATTAGCACTATCATAATCTTTGATCCATATAGAAGCTGGTCTAAATCCAGTATAAACAAATGTCCCATCAGTAGAATTATTTCCAACATACATACCAAATTTAGAATATCCTTCTATATTTGCAAATACATACATAAGATAATTATGACCACTTTGAGATATAGTCTGTCCACCACCTGAAGAACTTGTTCTATTAACTCCCAACACAGTACTTGTAGTGGTGCTACTATTTATAGTTCCATTAGTAGATGTGTAACCTACAGAAGCATAAGAGGGATAAAAGTAATTATTATTGGGAATAGTACCAGCATCAATCATAAAACAATGCCATTGTTGGTTATTACCATTAGTATCTCTATCTTTCATTAATACCATATTTGGTTTCTTACCTAAACCATGAGCTAATGTAAAATCACTTGAACCACCATCACCTACATATTGAACTATAGACACACCAGCATCAGGATTTGCTTGAACAGTAGTTGCTAAAGTTCCTCCACTTGGAGTTGTAGTTGTTCCTCCATTAACTTTCCAATACCAATTTTGATAACCAGAAGAACCAGAATTATACCAAGTTCCCCCTGTTAAAGTGTAGCTACTGCCACTTTGAGCCTTAAAATTGTATTGAGTTCCCTGTGCTTCTGCGTCAACTAAATCTAATGCAAGATAATAATTATTAGAACTAGCACCAAATAAACCTCTACTAGTATCAAGTGTGTTCCAATTTTGAGCATATTGCCACATTTTAACAATTAAAATATCTAATTGAAATTCAGTAGTTATAGTTCTTTCTGAATTATTACCTGTGTATTGTAACATATTAAATTGTTTTTTCGGATAACCATCATCAGTTTGTGCAGGGTCGATTCCATCTGCAACAGTTAAATTCTGTGTGCATATTGCTAAATAGCCAGATGGCACAGCACTGAAAAAATTACCATAACCATTGCCATCACTATTACCCCCTGCTGTTTCTGTGTTTGCAAAAGTACCTTCTTGTCCAAAATTGAATATTTGTATTGGTTGACTTCCTCCATTTGGAGCTGCTAAAGGAACCATGCCATTCATATATTCCGATGCTGGTGTCCATGTTGCACCTGCTCCAGTTTTACTAGCACCTGAAGTTGGATCACCTGTAGAACCTCCACTTATAGCATACCATGTTCCATTTTTACTAACATAAAAAGCACCATTATCCATATCCGCAGCAATACCCATGACATCACCATTAGAACCTCTTGTGCCACCATATGTTCCTACTATTGAACCATCTTTTCTAACTTTATTTTCACTATTAACATATTGAATAGAACCAGTATCATTATAATTACCATTATTCATAGTATATT